GGTGCTGCCCCCAACTCTGGCGGCGCATCAGGCTCTGGCGGCGACGGTGCGCCGGGCCTTTGCTTTGTGATTTCGAGGCACTGACAATGAAGTACCACGTCATCGAAAACGGCATCGTCACCAACACGATCCTCTGCAACGACCCCGGCCTGTTCCCTGACCTCACCCTGGTGGAGGCAACGGAGGGGGACATCGGCTGGACCTATTCCAACGGGGTGTTCACAGAACCGGAGCCGGTCATCCCGGTCCCGTCCGATATCCACATCGCCTGGCTCCGTGCAGCTCTGGCTGAGGACGGCGTGCTTGATGACGTGAACGCGGCCGTCGCTGCGGCTGGGGCGGTCAAGTTGGCGCTGTGGGAGTATGCCACGACGATCCGCCGCGCCGATCCCGACGTGGCGGCGATCGCCGGAGCGCTGTCGCTCGACCTCGACGCCCTGTTCGTCCGGGCCGAAGAAATCCGCATTGAGCGGCAGGGGTAACGGCCCATGACAGTCGGCCGCAATGCAATAGGCCGCTTCGCGATCGGCAGGCCAGCGGTCGAGGGGCCGCTTGCCTATACGCTTTCGGTCAGCAGCCTATCGCTGACCGTCTCGTATGGGGCGGTCGGGTTCCTCCGTGGGTACAATCTCCCGGTCGATAGCCTCTCGCTGACGGCAACGCTCAACGACGTTGGGTCGCTGCGGACCTATTCCCTGCCGGTCGATGCGCTGTCACTCACGGCAACGCTCAACGACATCGGGTCGCTCCGCACATACTCACTGCCGGTCGACGTTCTCTCGGCCTCTCCGACCTTCAACGATGTCGGCAAGGTCCGCACTTATGTGATGCCGGCGGACAGCCTCTCGCTGTCCCTCACGCTCAACGACGTCACGTTTGACGTTCGGTTCGAGTTCCGGTTGCAGGTCGATAGCCTCGACCTGCCGCCGACGCTCAACGACGTCGGCAGCATCCGGGACTATCGCCTCGCGGTCGATGTCCTCTCAGCGGCGCCGACGTTCAACGATGTCGGGCTGGCGCGCGGGCTTGTCCTGCCGGTCGATAGCCTCTCGCTCACCGCGACGATGCAGGATGTCGGCGGGCGCTATGACCGTGCGCTCGCTGTCGACGTTCTCCCGCTCACCACTACCCTCAACGACGTCGGCAGTTCCTTCGCCCGCGTCCTGTCGGTGGACAGCCTCTCGCTCACAGCGACCTTCAACAACGTCGCGCTCGTTTACGCCCAAGCGGGCCGCGTCGATAGCCTCCCGATCACCGTCACATACAATGACGTAGGCTCGATCCGAACCTACCGCGCCACGGTCGAGACCCTGGCGCTCACGATCGCCAACTCTGACATCGACCTCACCCGCACGCGGGTCCTCGGTGTCAGCGCGCTCTCTGTCTCACCGACCATGGTCGACGTCGCCTTCCGGCGCGGGCGGATCATGGCGGTGGACGCATTCAGCCTCACCCCGGCCTATAGCGACGTCGCATTCCTGCAGCGCCGCCGGCCGTCCCCCGCCATGCTGATGATCGGACCTTGAACCATGCCGACAGCCAAAGTGACGTTCGACCGCGAATGCCGCGTTTTCCCGCCGTTCACGATCACCGACGAGATGGCCGAACGGTTCAGAACCATGGGCCAGCATGAGTTCAAGGTCGCCCTGACCAATACGCCTCCGATGTCAGAACGGGAGATGAAGGACATTACCGTATTGCACGAGGGATTGGTGAGGCCGGATGGAACCTACATAGTCACATATGCCGACCCACGAGCCGAACGCTATGACCCTATGAAGGTCGCCCTTGAGGGCGTGCCTTTTCGCCAACTGCTTGCAGAGCTTTTCCGCAGGCCTCTGCGGTATCTGCGGGCATCTGGAAACTCATCGTAAGATCGCCCGCAACCGTAAGCCTTAGCACCGGCTCGCCGTTGGTCTTGTGAATGCCGGTGACGTAACGCATCACCGGCAATGGCACGTCATCAACGACCGTCCTGGCCGGAAGGTTTGGATTGTTGGACTCTGAAATCGCTGCGGCGGCGATCAATGCCCGGCCTGTCACCTTGGCCCAAGCCGCGGGCAACGGAATATCGAAGTCGCTGTTCCCCGGATTTTTGATCCGCAGGACAATGTCGTCCTTGCCATTCCACACGACTTCGATCCCGGCCATACGCGCCTCCCGTTGAGGGGCGGCATCCTCTGTCACAACCGAGGCGCCTGTCCATGTCCGCTGTTGACCTGACCTCCTGGCTCTGCGCCGGGGCGGCGGCGCTTGCGCTTCCCGCCTACCTCATAGCCCCAGCCGAAGATCTCGCCCGCTGGTGGCGGCGGAGATAGCACATGAACGCCCCTGACATCGCAACGGCGCTGGTCACAGAGACCGGGCTGATGGCGCTCGTCGTGATGATCGCCGCCGGTGTGGCAGTTGGGCTGACCGTCTTCGTGCTCGACGTGACCGACTGCATCGAAAAGAAGGAACGAGACGATGGCCCTGTTTGACCGGGATGCACAGGAGCGCATCTCAGCGCTGGCGAATGACCTTGGCGTAGAGCCAGCGGCCCTTCTCGCAGTGGCCGAAGTTGAGAGCGCCGGCAAGCCTTTCATGGCCGATGGCGTCACGCCGAAATTCCTTTTTGAGGCGCATCACTTCTGGAAGCACCTTGGCCCCGGTGCCCAGCGCGACCGTGCCGCCCGCGAAGGGCTCGCCCGAGCGAAGTGGGATCGGGAGACGCAGTACGCCACACAGCGCACAGACGCCGGCAAGATGCGGACGTTGGCACAAGCCCGCTCGATTGACGAGGAAGCGGCCAACGCATCGTGCTCATGGGGCCTTGGCCAGGTCATGGGCTCGCACGCTGTATCGCTCGGCTATCCGTCCGCGACTGCCATGGTTGCCACTATGCAGGGCGATGTCGCGGCACAGGTCGAGGTGATGGCCCGCTTCATTCGCAAGAACCGGGCGATGCTGGCCGACCTGAAGGCGAAGCGGTGGTCAGCTTTTGCGCGCGCATACAACGGCCCCGGCTACAAGCAGAACCGATACGATGAGAAGATGGCGGCGGCCTATGAGCGATGGGCTCGCACGTCCCGCCCACAGCGGCTGATCTCAGCCCCGGTTGAGGACGAGCCCGAACACATCACCGACCCGCATCAGGTCTCGCTCGTCCAGACGTGGCTTCGCAATCTCGGCTACACGGAGATCGGCACGCCGGACGGCAAGATCGGTCCCTACACCCGAGCAACGATTGCCGCCTACCGGATCGACAAGGGTCTCCCCCCTGGCGACCATATCGACGACGATCTCGTGCTGACCCTCGCCAAGGACCGGGAGCCGCGTGTCGTCGCACCAGAGCGCGCGAACGCTGACGCCGCCAAGGTGCAGGCCGTCGCCCCGGAGGCCCGTCCGACGTGGTGCGCGAAAATCTGGTCCGGTGCCACCGCTGCCGGGGCTGGCGTCGCGGCCATGGGGCAGGGCGTCGTCTCTCACATTGAACCGGCGCGGGAATACATTTCGCCCGTCCAGACCATACTCTCTGACGTGCCGTCGTGGGTCTGGCTCGCGGCTGTCGCCGGCATCGCCTTCTATATCTGGCAGGCGAGCCGCAAGGCGGAACAGCGGATCATTGAGGCCGTGCAGACGGGGGCGCGGCGATGAAGCGCGGCATCCTCCGTCAGGCTCAATGTGGTCGGCTGTTCTTCTGGTGTCCAGGGTGCGACGGCGCGCATCAGGTCCAAGTCGGCGACGGCCCAGGCCCCCGCTGGGGGTTCAACGGGGACTATGACCGCCCGACCTTCACGCCGTCCGTGCTCGTGCGCGGTACACGACCCATCACGGATGAGGAGCACGCCCGTATCATGGCTGGCGAGACCATCAAGACCGAGCCGACCGTCTGCCACTCGTTTGTCACTGATGGCCGAATCCAGTTTCTCGGCGACTGCACCCACCCAATGGCCGGTCAAACCGTGCCGTTACCTGAATTTGACGAGGGCTGAGCCGTGACCGCGCTCCTTGGCCTCATGTCGCCCTTGTGGGGCCGGCTGGCGCCCTATCTCATCGCCGGGGCGGTAGGCATGGCCGTCCTTGTCGGGGCCTACCAGACGGGCGTCCGTGCGGAGCGCAAGCGCGGTGAGGCTGTCGCACTACGAGCCGAGATCGCCACGCTCAAGGCCGACATCGCCATCGCTCGCCAGGCTGAAGCCGATGCAGCAACCCGAGCCGCAGCCGTCGAGATAGCCGCCGCAGCAGACCGCAGGATCGTCGAGGAGATCAGCCGTGCGCCTTCCAATCCCGCTTGCAGGTTGTCTCCTGCTGACGCTTTGCGCCTGCAGTCAATCGGCGGCGCCCGTCGTTAGCCGCTCTCTCCCGCCGGCTCCTGCCGCCCTCATCGCGGATAGGCCATTGCCGGTGATCCGCGCGGGGCAGGAAGCCGGAGCCGTCATCGCAGAGCAACGGGCCGCCGCAGCCGACGAACGCCGCAGGCGGCTCTCTCTGGCGGCTTGGTATGCCGGCGTGCGCCGGTCCTACTCAGAGGCTCGCTGACAATGGTCATCGTCCGCATCGTCACCGGCATCGGCCACCACTTCCACACCCGCGCTGGCGAGTGGTTCTGCACGGCCGTCATCCTGAACTGGGCGATCGTGTTACTCTCCCCCGGCGAGACCTTCTCGACCTCGCCGGCATTCGCAGGCCTCGCGGCGATCTGGTCCGAGTTCTGGTGGGGCATGGTCTGCCTTATCCTCGGCACCCTCCGACTGATTGCCCTCATCCTCAACGGCACATTCGCGCATACGCGATATGGGCACTTCTCGCCGCACGTCAGGGCCGCAATGGCTTTCGCGACGTGCTTCGTCTGGTTCCAGATCGTGTATGGCATGCTCGGCGCTTGGACGACATTGCCGCTAACCACCGGACCCGGAACCTATCTCGCCATTCTCGCGCTGGACGTCGTTAATTTCAGACGCGCGATGGACGACACCGGGGAGGCCGTTGCGGCAAAGCGGTATGGCTTCACTTGACCTCTCCTTCATCGAGAAATTGCCACCGGCATTCCAGCTTGCGGCTGGGCTCGTGTTCGGCGCCGGCCTGCTAGCGTGGGTCATTCCGCGTTACCTGACCAAGGCCAGTTCTCCGCCCGTAGGCGACAAGGTGGTCCTCGAGGCCGCGTCGATCGCCAACATGACGCCGGTCAAAGAGATCGCAGAGCACATCAAGCGCCTGGCGGACGCCGCCGAGCGGATCGCGGACTCTGCCGCCTCTCGTGAGATGAGAGCAACCGAGCGGGAAGAAGAAGAACACCAGCGCGAGTTGGACGAGCTGCGCCGGTTCAAAGCCGGCCACGAGAGCGAAGGCGCTCCGAAATACCCGAAGAGACCGCCGCATCGTCGGCGCTAGAGCTTTGGCCGGACACACCACCGGCCGAGGGGCCTGACCGCCTCAAACGTCGACCCCGAGACCAATCAACTGGCCCGACTCCGCTCACGCGGGGTCGGGCCTCTTTGCGTTGGGTGGCGCCTCCCCCCTCGCGCGGATGGCGGTGGCGATGGCCTCGGCTGGCGTCGCGCCGGAACCGATCTCGGTCCACACGCGGTCGCTACGGCCTCCGGTGACTTCGTGGACAGTCCAGACGGCGGGATCGTCCGTCCAACCGCCAGAATAGGAAAGTTCCCAGTTCGTGTGCTTGCCCATTTCAGCGAGCAGGTCCCTCTCGTCAGCCCTGATGGCGGCTTCGGAGGGGTAGGAGGTGTGCGCCTCTCGCTCGTGCTGGCACCGCTCCCATACTGTCAGGAACCGGGCCGCGCAGTGGTTGCAGTGTCGGCGCTCGTCCGCCACCGGCTCTGCATGGGCGGCGGATAGGGCGGCGGTGGCGCACTGGCACCACACGGCCCTCGCCTCGTCTCCGATGCCCTCCCACTTACGCCATGCTCTCGGGGGCTCATGCGCGCCGCGAGCCTCGTAGATCGCCCGCGCAACCTTCTCGACCATCTCGTCAGGCATCTGGCGTCTCCTTTTGCATGGACCAATTCTGAGGCCCCGCATCTTTCGGCCTTCTGGTCCACCCTTCGATCAGAATGAGACCGCTGTGCTGCGGGTGAACAGAAAAGCGGAACCACGTCATACCCTCGGTGGTGGCTTCGGCCTGCGCGGTGCGAAACCACTCTCGCATCGCCTCTTCGCTGGGAACGTGCGTCTGACGGATGTATTCAGCCGGCATGGGGTGTCTCCTTGGTGAGGGCTTGGGCGCGGCGCTCTTCTGCGGCGGCAACATCGGCGTAGGTGATCAGGCCCTCGGCACTCGCAGGGATAACCCCCATGGGCCTGCGGATCGAGTCGGCAAGAGCGACCTTCAACCTCTCCACTTCCTCCTTGTAGGAGGCGAGGGCGGCTTCGGCGGCTTCGGCAATGGCACGCTCCTCCTTCACGGCTAAGTGAGCGTTGTGCTCGCGTGCCTCGGCGGCTACGGCCCGCTCCCGCGCCTCGTCCCTCTCCCGGATGAGGGCGAGGATGGCGTCGGGGGTGGCGGCCGTGGCAAAGCGAAGCGCAGGTAAGTCCTGCTTCGACATGCTGGTGATGCGGTCGAATGCCCAACCGCCAGCCTTCGCCGCCAGCGCCAGTTCCTTGATGTCGGTGGTGGTCATACGTGCCCCTCCCAAATCCCCCGGATGATCCACTGGTCGTAGCCAGTCGGAATGCCAATCATGCCCGGCCCGTAGCTATACCAGCGCATGACTTGCCACCCGACCCAGGCGGCGCGGATGTGCCGGATGATCGGCAACCGCTTCCATTTCGCCCCTCGACAGGGCCGGGGGTATTCGCCTTCGTAGCGGTGCTGATACCAGCGGAAGAGTGCGGGTCTCATGTCGCCTCCTTGATCTTGGCGAGGGCGGCCTCTACGCGCCTGATTTGACCGGCTGTGATGAATGGATCGCCGGGGGCTGGATTGCCGTCCTCGTCGCTGTGACACCACACAACCTCAAAAGCATGGCTGTCCGGTAGCTGATCGAGGTCGCCGGCTGCATGTGCTACAGCGCGGTAGAATGCCTCCAACTCCGCGATCCTTCGCGCCTGGGAGGCGATGAGGGCGGCGGCCTCCTTGCACAGCTTCTCGCTTGCGGTTGGCCACTCGTCGAACTCCTCGAAAGTCAGAGCGCGCAATCGCTCAGCGATGTCCATCTCACTTCTCCTTGATGCGGGTGAGGGCGGCGTCGATGCGGGCCAGCGCCTCCGTGAGGCCGCGTTCTTTGCCGTGATAGTATTGCTTTGCCATTGACGCCTCGCAGTCGTCGATCTCGGCTGCGTTCTTTCCTACCAACGCTTGAACCGCCGCGCGCGCCTCCCTCAGCGCCTCTAGTGCGCGCTGGTGGGTGGAGGCGAGGACGTATTCGGTGCCTGTCGATGGCGTCTCAACCGGGTGCCAGTAACCCGTATCGGGAGCGCCAAGCGCGGAGTACGACCCGGCAAACATCCGTTCCGGCATCTCACTCGCCATTGCCGCCTCCTTTGGCTCTCGCCCTATGCGCCGCCGATATGCCTCGTACCCCTCGCGCGGCAGGAATTGAGGGGGCTCCTTGCAGTTGAGGTAATCGGCGCAGCAGGGGTTTCTCTTGCACCGCTCGGTCATGGCGCAATCCTCTCGCCGCGCTGGTGGAGCATCATGGCGAAGTTCGCCACGTCCACCGGATCGCCCTTCTCGACGTGACCGCGAAGCAGCCTGGACAGCCACTCGCCAGAGCAGGCGTCCTTGTCATCCCACCCGCCGCGCCCCTCGGCGCGCTTCTGCGCCAGCTTGGTCTTCATCGCCGCAGCGAAGCGGTCCACCGCCAGATCGTCTGAGTGGGGGCGGTCGCCTCCCTTGGCGCGGAGGGCGGCGCGGGCGCGGCGAACGTCACTAAGCGTAACGCCGAGGCAGCCTGTGTCGCCGTTCCAAGTATCCGCCTCAACAGCGAACGGCTCCAACACCCCCTCCAACTCCTCCACCCTCGCTCTGAGGGCGGTGATGGTGGTGGCGGCTTCGGTCATTAGGGCATCGCTCTCGTCCCATGCGCGAAGGTGCTGCATCGGACCAGCGAAGTTCTCGTCCGTCAGCCTCTCAACGATGTCCGTCGTCGGGTCAGGCATCGGTGCCTCCGGTGGTGAGGGTGGGGCGACCCGTCGCGCGCGAGTATTCCAGCGCGTGCCATCGCGGGTCGAAGGTGAGCCCGATAGACGACGCAATCTCGCGCATCGTCTCCTCGTCCTCACGGTGGCGCTGGTCCATCCAGCCGAACCAGATCAGGTCGTCGCCATAGGTCTGGCCGATGTTGAAGTCGTCGGAGCTTCGGGTGCTAAATCCATGGTTGATGGCATCCGCGCGATTGTTGAAGCGTTCGCCGTCCCACGAATAGGCGATGCCGACCCCGCCAGGGTTGCACCAAGCAGACGCGATGATGACGATGAACTCCGGGTCGATGTTCGGGACCCCGCCCTTCGTCTCACCGCTCATCTTCGCCTCCCTGCGGTGGGGTGGGGCGCCAGTGCGTCGGGCGAGGTGAGGCGAGCCCGTTCTCGTCCTCATCCCAGCAGACGCCATCCGTCCAGCCTGGCGGGCACGGCCCTTCGCCGGCATGAACCCACGCCCAGCAGTCGTTCCCACCCTCATCGACGAAGCCGCGCTCGACCTGGATAAGGAATGGCTCTGCGTGTCCGTCAATCAGCGCATCGAACACTGTCCCGTCTACCGGCGCGCTCTCAATCTTCCGCCAGCCCGCTTCTCGCGTCTCAGTCATCGGTGCCTCCGGTGGTGAGGGTGGGGAACGCCGCTCGCGTTGTTTTCCAATGTCGTCGCGCTGTCGGTATTGAGCGTCCGTCGGCCACCATCAGCGCCTCAGGCCCGTCTTGCAGATCGGGGTGGCCGTCTGCGTCAACCGTGATGACGGTGATGAAAGCGCGCGGCCTCGCTTCCATAAACTCCCGCAGCACGCGGGCCATGTCGCGGAGCGCCCACGACCCCTTGCGAACGGGCGAGCAGCCGGGCTCGCGCAACTCAAGCCAAAAGCGGTAGCCGGCCCGCACCCCCGCCTTCTCAACACCCGCACCGTAGCGATCCGTTTCCAGCAACTGTTTGCTAACCATTTGATTCCCCTATTCGGCGTTATCGCGCGTTCCCGAGGGCGTTCCCGCTATGGTCTTTCGCACCCTGCGGTGGCTCTCAACACTGTCGTTCCGGTCATAGACGCGGGCCGTGATCGCCTTGCCGGAATGGCCGGCGACCTTCGACACATCATCCAGGTCAGCGCCGGCCTGCCGGGCGTCGGTGATGCCGCCCGCCCGGATGTCCCGGTTCCAGACGCCGGCCATGCCGATCTCGTCAGCGATCTCGCGCCAAACCGATTTCGTCTTGTGCCCAGGATATGGCTTGGCGCCGATCTTCACCAGCGGGCCGACGCGAGCCTCGACGGGGATCCGGGCGATCTCCTCCATCACCATAGGGCAGAGCGACAGGTCGAACGCGACCGTCGTCTGTGTGGTGTTGATCGTCTTCGACGGCGTGGTCCGCAGGATCAGGTTCTCGTCGATGTCCGCCCATGTCAGGCCGAACCACTTCTGCCCGCGGGAGACGAACGGCGAGATGCCCGGCTCGCTCACCGGAACCCACTTGCCGACGACATCCCAGAGCCGCAGCGTCGTCTCGAACTGGATCGCATAGGCGAGCGCAAGGCCGGGGTGCCCCTTCTTGTGGGCCAACGCGCGGGCCTTGACGATCTGCTCCCGCTTGGGCGCATGCTTGCGCGGCGCAGGCTTCGGAACCTTCATCTGGCCGATCGCATAGTGCAGGTCGCGACAGCCTGGCCGGTTGCCGTCGAGGATGCCGAAGGCGAGCGCCGCCTTGAGGACCGCCATCGCCATAGCCGCGGCCGCAATCTTCGGCTGGCCGCCTTCGTCCGGCGCCATCCATTTCTTGTGCCAGCCGATGACGTCGAGGCCGCTGACGGCGGTCACACGGCGCTTGCCGATCACCTCGTCGAGCATCTTGAGGTAGCCGATGTAGGTCTTGCGGGACGACGGGCCGAGTTTCTGAAACGAGCTGTCGGGATGCTTCTCGTAGCGCTGCAGGAGCGACGAGAACGTGCCGTCATAGTCGTTCCGGTTCCGCCCTTGCCGGAGAGCCAAACCCGCTGCTCGGCGTCCAGTCGCTTGCAGGCGCGGGAGAGCAGAACCGTGTTGTCCCGGTGCATCGACAGGTTGACAGTGCGCGGCATGAAGCCAGCCTTCACGGCCTCGACGGTTGCGCACCAGTAGAGCGCATCCGCTCCACCCTTGCGCTTGCGGGTTCTCAGGCCCGGCGTTTCCTGCCCACAGGGGGTCGATCTGCGGCAGGCCCTCGCGCTCTAGAAGCGGCGCGATTGACGGCCACTGCCCCGCGTTCTTTCCGCAGACAGCGAGCGCGATGTCGTCGTCTGGGGCGAACAGGGGGAGGTCTTCTAGGCGGAGCGCGCGAGCCTTCATCGCTTCACCCACTCCCCTGTCAGCTTCTGCTTCCACGGCGAGCGTCGAGAGCCCGGCATCGGCCTCACGCTCTTGGTCTTGAACCCGCCGTGTGCGGCTTCGCGGCGCTTGGCCTTGGCGATGTCGGCCACGTCCTTTGCGGTCTTGCCGCCTGGCGCTCGGTGGCAGCACTTCTGTCCGAGCAGTTTGCCGTCTGCGGCGGTGAGCGGGCGGGTCTTGTCGAGGATCATGGCCTCGGGGATCGTGTGGTCGAACTCGATGGGCTTGCCGGTGACGTCGAGGCCGCAACCCTCGCAGAACACGCGGCCCTTCTCGTCCATCGCGCGGCGGAGCATTTCGGCCTTGTGAGCGCGGCTGAACTCGCGGCGGTTCATGGCGTCACCGCCTCGCAGGTCGGTGCGTTCGCCAGTTCGATCAGCACGTCGGCGTGGCACGGCTGGCCGAGCGCGCACCAGCAGGCGAGGTTTTTGCCGTGAAGCGATGCGATGAGATCAGCGGCGCGATCGGCTGCAGGGGTTCGGCGGCTGAGTTCATGCACCAGAGCGCGGCGGAAGAGAGCAACCGCTTGCTCGGCATTCTCAACGACGCCCCGGTGGAACCGAGCATAGGTTGTCGGCGCGGCCTCGCCGATGACGAACGGATTGCCGTAGGGGCCCGGCCGCGTGACCTTCACGGTGTTCTCGGGCATCCGCCATCCCTTGGCGCGCGAGAGTTGGATGCGGCGCGGTGCATCTGTCATCAAGCCGCCCTCCGCATCAGGAACCGGCCCTCAGCGGCCGTCAGGGTCATGTTGACGCGCTCCCCGAGCCGCACCCGGTCAACTGGATCTCCGGTTCGGGCATAGCGGCGCTCTGTCTCGGCAAGGCCGCGTTCAACGGCGAAGTCGAGGCACTGGTCGTATGAGCCGCGGAAGGCGACGGAGCCGTTGGCGAGGAGGGAGAAGCGAAGGGTCATGCCTTGCCTCCCGGCTTCTTCGGCCAAGGGAAAACGCGCTTCGGTAGATCCGGGTGGTCAAGATTGGTCTGCGACAGGAACACAATGTCGGCGGCGCCTCGGGTCGTGCCAATGCCGCCGTGAGGCTCCCTGACGCGCCGCAGAGCATCAGCCGCCGACATGTCCGATGTGTGCAGACGCCATGCCTCATAGAAGCCATCGCCGTACCACCCCGAAAGCGGCTTGCCGAAGCGGTCAAGGCAATACTCGATAACGACGGCCAGATCGGCGTCAGTCACGATGTAGGTCGTCTGGTGGTAGCCGCGACCTTCGGTGCTGTCGAAACTGCTGCTGACGGTGAAAACCTTGAGCCGTTCAATGCGCCGGGCGATCTCGGCAATCTGCTTCTCGTGCGCGACACAGGCATCCATGGTCTCGAAGACTTTGCCGTCGTCGGCAACGAACACTTCGCGCTTTTCGGTCCTCATGCGATCCCTCGTTCCTTCGCGAGCCAGTCAGGGATTCGGCACACGATCTGCCCGTTCCACCGGCTCTCGACCTCGACGTGATCCTTCTTGAGCCAGAACGACCGCTCCACGTCCCCGTCAGTGCTGACGAGGAAGTCGCGGGCCGTGTCCTGGTGCATGTGCAGGGTGAATGGCCTCATGGCGCGTCCCCCACTTCGATCATGACCGGAGGATGAGCCGTGCCGAGTACGCGCAGCAGCACCGGAGCGCCGGAATTTATCCGCGCGATCTCTGCCGGTGTCGGCTCCCATGCCGTGACCATGCAGGGCGTATCAGGCCCGCCCACGGTGCAGGAGATCGCCTCATCCCGCAGCGGAAGCCCGAGATAGCCTTGGCTTTTGCCAATGACGCGGGTCGCGCCCTCAATCCGCTTGATCATCATTGGTGGCGCTCCGGGGCAGGAGCCGCGCGGCCTTCAAGTTGCGCCACCATTTCCTTGAGCGCGACGATCATGTCCGCGCGCTTGGCGTTCGAGATCCAATTCATCTGCCCGGCCTCAATCTTGTTGAAGTCGAAGATCAGCAGTGCGAGGCCGTAGCCCGGATAGATTTCAGTGAGCCCGCGCATCGTGGCCTGCATGATCGGCTTGGGATCGACCTTTGCCATCAGATCAGCCCCTTCTCCGCGGCGAGCCATTCCGGCATCGTGACGATGACGATGTTCGGGCGTTTCGTCGGATCGATCTCGCATAGGGTTTTGGGGAGCCAGACCGCGCGCTGATCGTCACCGTCGTCAGAGACGCGGATCGCCTTGTCGGTTTCGGCGTGCCGGTGAACGGTCAAGTCAATGAGATCAGATTTCACGCCGCCCTCCTCATCAGGAACCGGCCCTCAGCGGCCGTCAGGGTCATGTTGACGCGTTCCCCGAGCCGTACCCGGTCAACGGGCTCTCCGGTCCGGGCATAGCGGCGCTCCGTCTCGGCAAGGCCGCGTTCAACGGCGAAGTCGAGGCACTGATCGTAGGAGCCGCGGAAGGCGACGGAGCCGTGGGCGATGAGGGAGAAGCCGAGCGTCATGCCCGCACCTCACCACCGCGTGCGCGAAGCAACCAAAGCGCAAGGGTTGCCGCCGCCACCATCCACATTTTCCCGATCACTAGGCCCGGCAGAAGATGGACGGAGCCAAACGCCAGCCAAAGGAAAAGCGCGCTATCTATGACCGTCCCAACGAGGCTTGACGCCACCATGGCGAGGATGAGCCGCTTGCGGGCGAGAGGCGTATAGACGGCGGTGTCCGCCAATTCCGAGAATAGGAACGCCGCCGCAGACGCGATGGCGAGCGCCGGAGGCGCTACCGTCCACGAGAGCGCCGCGCCGATAAGGATGCCTGCCAGCGACCAGCGGAGCCCAAGAGACCGCTGCACAAGGTCACGCAGGACCAGGGCGAGGCCAATCATCAGAACACCACTCGGGGCCATCAGGCCGAAGCCAACCGGGATCAGACATGGACCGCTCGGAACACATACCGTTCCGGCGTTGCCGATTAGCCAGTTAGCCGCTGGGATGGTGGCGATGAAGCCTGCCAAGGCTAGGTAGCCAAGCATCAGACCAGTTCCATCTGTTGAGGGCGCATTTCCCAAGCGCCGGGGCATTGCATGGCGTCCCAGCGGTCGGCCATGGATCGCGGAGTGTTCTGCGGGCGGTTGTGGTTCTGGGCGATGTCGGTGCTATCGACCGATGCGAACGGCCATTGCCGACCGCTGCACTGCATCCCCCGCAGCATGTGGACCCACGGCAGAAAGCGGTGCCGCTTCGCTATCTCGTTCCAGCACTGGTCAATGCGAGCGCACCACGCATCCGACATGACGACCGCATATTCCGCCGTCGAGCCGATGCAGACCTTCGGCCACTCGTCGCAGAGCTTGAGCAGCCGGTGGGTCGGCTCGTCCATGTGCCAGACGGGAGCACCGCGATGCCCAAAAGGCCATTCGCGAACTAGGGCGTCTTGCGCCTGAGAGCCGGCGTCAATCTCATCGGGGATGACGGCCCATGTCGTCGGGTAGCCAAGCCACCGTTCGCACCAGTCATAGAAGGCACGCCAGTTGGTCGCCTTGCCGGACTTCCATTTCGAGAACGCACCATTGTCGAGCATCACGGACTGGCCGATCTGGTGGCATCTCGCCACATCCTGCGGTGCCGCGTGAGACACGCAGAAGTGCCGCCCGCTCATCTCATAGAGCGCGGTCAATGGCGTGATCGGCGTGCCGTGATAGTGGATCACGCGATCCCCCGTTCCTTCGCGAGCCAGTCGGGGATCCGGCACACCACGATCCCGCCAAGGCTCTCGGCGATCTCGATCTTGTCCTTGGAGAGCCAGAACGCGGCCTCCGCGTCGCCGTGCTGGCTCACCAGCAGGTCGCGGGCCGTGTCCTGGTGCAGATGCAGGGTGTGGCGGGTCATCTAGTGGACGCTCCCGGCATAGATCGGCTTGTCTGCATCGGCCTCCGCAGCGCGGTCCTGCGCGGCGCTGGCGGCCAACTCCGTCCTCAACGTCGTCGCGGTCATGAACAGCAGCCGAACCCGCTCAGGTGCCGTCTCTGCGCTGGCGATCAACTGCCCGAGCGCCTTGGCGACCGCATAGGCGACGGGGAGGATGTCCACCTTCTCCCCGCGCGCTTCGGCTTCGGTGACGGTCTGGGCAATGAGATCCACGATGTCGCAGTGCAGGCACTTCATCGCGCACCCTCCAGCTCGCGCACCGGGGACGAGGGGGCCACCGCATCCCCGGCCGAGCGAACAACCTCACCTTGAGCGGAATGACGAGGCCGCCCTTCCTCGATCCCGGCGGGCGCCGGAGATTGGTCATCGGCAAAGACGACGCCGTGCTGCGCCCCAAAGGCGCGGATCAGTTCGATCAGGTCGCCCATTTCCTCCTTCGACAGATCAGAGGACGAGCGGCCAAGGCTCACGAACCTATTGCCGTCGATGTTCGGCACCATGCGGACTTCGCGCTTGAGCGCGTCCAGCATCATCAGTTTCCAGTCGTCGGCGGTCAGCTTGATCCCGTGCCAGCGGACCTGCGAAGCGACTTCCGATAAGAGCACCCACATGAGCGCGTTCTGTTCGAGGCTCCGGCGCGGCGCCTTGAACTCCACCCGCGTATAGTCCGGTGCCTTGTCGATCCATGCCTTCGCGCGCTCGCGCTCGCGCCGGCAGTTGAGGACGAGTAGAGCCCGGCTCATGCGGCTTTCCTCTCGAACTTGGCGGTGAGCGCCGCGACCTTCTCGTCCACCTCTGCCAGGAAGGCGCGCACCTCGGCTTCCATGTCCGCGATCATCACGTCGTCGCGGGGCACCCGCTTGATGAACAGTTGCATGGAGAGGGGCAGTCGCGGATCGTAGGAAACGAAATCCGTCCACTGCCGGCCGGTGCAGCACATTTGCCACGCCATCTGTAGGACGTACTTCTGCGGCACGGTTCCCGAGAGCAAAAAGTCGATATGTGTCGAGGTGTTTGGCGCCTTGATCTCGACAAGCCCGTCATCACCAACGAGCCCGTCCGGGCTGGCGCCGGTCATGTCGATCGACGGGTGAGCGACGAAACCGACCTCGACCACATCCTGTCCGGTGACGAACTCATAGGCGGCGCGGGCCTCGGGCTCTTTCTCACTGCCCCAGCGCATGGCCTCATTTTGGAACCGATCCGCCGGCTGGCCCGTCAGCCGCTCCGCAATCAGTTCGGCCATATAGTTCGCACGAGACGCGCCATAGCCCGTCTTCGTCTTCGCCATGAGATCGGACATGCGGGATGCCGTGACCTTCCCGCAGCGGAGCGCAAGCCATTCGGCGGAGCCTTGGATTACGTCTTCCATCACCGCCCCCGCTCGATGCGCTGGCGCAGGATGGCGCACGCCGCCTGGTACTTGTCCGCGAAGATTTCATCGAGCCCGCCGACCTTGATGTGAGCGCAGAACCGCTCCTCTGTTGCGCCGGCGGCTTCGATGAGGTCACGGAGAGCGGCAACCTGATCCTCGGTGATGCGCGGGCGATCCGCCTGCTTCGGAGCGGGCTCGTTCCCGTCCTTGTCTTCCTCTCCAACGGCAATGTTGAAGATGCCCTTGAGGATGTAGCGGGCGCCGTAGGACGCTGCCGCACCCGTCGCGTGGGTCTTCGTCATCACGTCGCCGCCCTTGGCGCCCTTGCCGTCCGCAGGCATGTCCTTGCGATAGGTGCGGGTGTGACCGTCCTCGTGGGAGACGTAGCAGACGACGCGGATGTGATCTGCCTTCGGGCAGTCCACCTCATCGAAGGACAGCGAGAAGCCGTGCTTGGTGTAGATGGGCCGCAGGACGCTATCCAGTTTCGCGTAGGTCGCGTACTTGCTCCGGGTCTGCGGGTTGGTGGCGTCTGCCGAGATCGGCTTCATGTCCGCCTGCGCGGCGCGCATGGCGACGTTGAAAGCCCGCTCCGCAGTCTCGGCGGTGACTTCCTTCCGCATCCGCATCAGGCGTTCGAGCTTGTCGAGGTCAACGGAAGGATCCCGGCTGGCGCGCTCGATCATGTTGATGATGGCGTTGGCCTCGGACACGACGGCGGGCATCTGTGCCGCCTTTGCATCCGCAGCCTTTGCCAAGACGCGCCGTGCTGCATCGCCTACGTGCTCGAAGGTCTCGACTTCGACTTCAACGGCTTCTGCGGTGTTCATGGGTCTAGCCTCCGAAGATGACGACGCCGACGATCACGGCGATTGCGATGAGGGATGCGCCGACGACGATGCGTTCAGCGCGGCGGGAAGGGGGCGGCGGGCCGTAGCCGAGGCGGGACTTGAAGGTCATCGGCACCCCCACGTGTGCGGAAAGCGGTCATCGGCTGTCGGGCACCCTGCGGTGAGCCGGACCTGTGCGACTTGCCGGCCGCCATAGCGCCGGTAGTGGGCGGCGACGGCGCGGCCGTAGGCCCGCGTCCGGTGGCCGTGCAGGCGGAGGTTCGGTCCACCATGGTGATACCGGGCGATGCACTCGACATCGTTCCCGCACCGCTGCCGGCCCTGCCGGAGGTACATGACCGTCAGGCGTGCATTGACGCGCGGGTCCATCAGTTGCCGGCAGGTGATGCCGGGGATGAACTGCCTGGCGGTCGAGACAAGGAACTGCCCCAAGCCGCAGGCGCGTCCGTAGGGGGTCCGAGGTCCGATGGCGCGCGGGTTGAAGCCGCTTTCCTGATGGGTGACGGCCTGCACAAGCGCGGGGTCCTCGTTCATGGAGAGCGCCGTTTGCACGACGATCTGCCGAACCTGCTCGCGCTCAGCCCTCGCGAACCTCTGCGGCACGTGCAGCGGGCGATCGAACCATGCCGTGCCCTGCGAAATGCCGACGCGCGGCACCTCGTCCTGCGGCAGGCGGGCGGTGGCCGCGCCTGCGGTGATGACGGCAGCAATGGCCGCTGCGGAGGCGATCTGGCGGGGGGTCATGAGCGCCCCTCCGCTTTGGCGATGGCGTGTTCGATAATCAGTGCTGCGGAGTCGTGGCACTCGATCATGGCACACGCTCCGTCACGCTTCGGCAGTGGCGCGATGATGCCTCGGATCATGCAAAGGTAGTTGTGCGCGTTATACAGAGCGTCCAGCAGATCAGGCGCGGCGGCGATCAGGCGGGCGTTCGCCTCCATGCGCGGCCATTCGTCGGGGCTGTTGTAATCCCCGTCGATGGCAGCAACCTCTTTGCCGGCCGCGTCGGTGACGATCGTGTCGTCAACCGGGCCAACCCGCCACGGCCCCGGCGTGTGCGTCCCCGCGCTCATTCCGCCGCCATCCCCAGCGTGCCAGAGGCAGCGCCGTCTGCGGGCTCGCGGCCCTGATCCGAACCGCTCTGGATCTGGCGTTCGATCTCGTCAGCCTTCGCCTTCCGCTCGGCTTCCTCCTTCGCCCGGTTGACCAGATCGACAACCGGCGCAACCGACACGATGTCAGCCATCGCGCGGGACAGGACCGCCTGATGATCCGCAGAGTGCAGGATGCCAACCAGGCACTCGCCCAGCTTGTGAGCGGTCATGCGGCGCACAGCATCCGCGCCAGAGCGTGCCGCGAGATAATCGACGAGCTCGTGAACGCGAGCCTTCGACATCACGACATCGACGGGCGATCCGTATGTCTTGGCGTCCTGCTCGACGAGGGCCATGCCCCCTTCGACAATGGCTTTCCCGAGATGGGTTTCAATGCTCATTGCTGGTCCTTTCAGCGGTGGCGGAGTTCGGCGCGAAGCTGGCGCGTGGTGTCGTCGCGCTGCTGGCGGTAGAGGTCGCGGACGGGGCGGTGGTGCCGGCGCTCGCGAAGGATGAGGTCAGCCCGGCGGGCGCGGGCCTCTGCGATGGGCGCGGCCTTGCGGCGGCGGAACCATGCGACCCACTCGCGGATGGCGGTGATGACGGGGTTCATGCGGCCGCTCCCTTGAGCGTGCGCAGCCGCTGGCGTCCGGCTTCCAACTTGGGGCGATCCATCAGGCCAATAGCGACGGCCTTGCGACGCTCGGCGCGCGTCATGGAAAGGTACTGGCGCCGACAGTCGTATTCCCGACAGATCAGCGGCGCCCTGTCGTGGATCGTGCAGCCTGTCTCGCCAAGATAGATGCACTCGCCGTTCGGCTTGTGCTGCAGCATCTTGGCCGGCCTCCCGGTGAACGGGTGCCTGATCTCGACGGTGAGATATTCCGCCGGACGGTCGCCCTTTTCGGGGTGCAGGATGATCATGTCGTTGATGCAGCAGAGGCGGCATCCGTTGCAGGGAACCGGGGCTCTCACGCCGCCCTCCCGTCGATCTCAGCGAGGTCGGAACGGATGCCGTCGATGGCGGCGGCAAGCCTCTTGTCGCGCCAGTAGCGGGACCGCTCGCGGGCCATGTGCGAATGGCTCCGCCGCTCCGTGGCGACCATTTCAGCGACGATCTCTTCGATCTGCTCGTCGGTGAAGAAGGGCATGCCGCGATGGCGGTCCATCACGCGCTTGAGAGCCTTGTGGAACGCGGGTGCGAACATGCTGTCGTGGTCTTCGATAAAGCGCTCGCGGCGCTCACGAGTGGCCGGGCGGGTCATGGCGTCACCTCGACCGGCTTGCCGCCCTTGAGGGTGTACCAAGTGTCAGCATTCACGCCGTCCTGCCCGACGACGCCAGCCCACACGGCGATGATCTTGCCGTGGTCGGGGCCGAAGTCGTCGATGCGTTCGGTGAGGAATAGGGCGTTACCATCCTTGCCGCTGACGCGACCGTCGAAGCCTGACGCCATGGCCGCGCCCTGTTCGCCGGTGGCGGAGGCCGCGCCCCGAGTGCCGGTGGCGGAGGCCGCGCCCTGAGGGCCGGTGGCGGAGGCCGCGCCCCGAGGGCCGGTGGCGGAGGCCGCG